CTTGACCTCCAGAAGCATTAGCAACTGGACTTGGTTTTGCTCCCATTCCAGCAGCAGAACTTGGTTTAAAATGGTGTTCCCAACCACTGCCAGGGTTTTTGAGACTCGTGAGATAGGTAGTGAGATTTTGTTCAACACCTCCATTCAGTACAACTACTTCTCCGTTAGCATTTCTTTGTAACTTGTTTTGTAATAATGACAGAGTTTGTTCTGCGTTTATCGCTCCAAGGTTACTGATAGCTGCAAGGGCTGTTGTTTTTGTCGAAGCTAATTCATTAGAGGTTTTTAAATCTTCCAAACTTTGCTTAAGAGACATATTTTCCTGCTGCATCTCTTGGTTTGTTTTATTTGCTTCCTCCCAAAGAGTTTTCCATTGACCTTGATCCTCTAATTCTTTGGTACGTTTTTCCTCTCTTTGTTTATAAACATCATCAAGTTTACCTTTGATGCCTTTAAATTTTTCTGACCACTTTGCATCATTTTCAGCAGCTTCTTTTTGTGCAGCAGCTAGTTTTGCTTCGTATTCTGCTTTTATAGAACTGAGATCGGGTGCTTGTGGTTGTGAAGGAGTGTCAGCCACGGGCTGTTCAGCAGGAGTCACAGAATCAGGCTGAATTACTTTTTCTTCGATAGCCATAGATTAATCAGATAGTGGGCTTGTAGATTTCTTTTTAGTGGACTTTTTCTTAGTCGCTTTTGGTGTAGGAGCAGGGCAGACAACAGGGGCTTCTGGACCATTACCCATCTTTTCAGATGCAGTAGGTTCTACAAGTTCCCATTTGTAAGTTCCGTCAGGCTGAAGTACCTTATCTAGGGATTTAGCCATAAAAATATGTATATTTATCCACTATTGTAGCAGACTATTCAGATTTGGCCTCATTTGCACTTGGTAAAACTTCACCTTGTACCAAAATGTCTCTAAATTCTTCTCTATCTATAACTTGCTGATCGAATAGAGATGTTAATGCTGTTATATCCTGTCCAATTAGTCTTTCGATGTCGAAATCTCTACTAATTTTTACTTCTGGTGGTTCGATTCCAACATATTCGGCTGAAAAATTAAAACATTTTTGTAGTTTTTGTTCCAACTCCATAGAAACCATAGCCAGCATAGAGTTAGTGTCTACACGATCTAGCCTACGAGCATCTGCGGACTCTGCTACAAATTTCTGTTGTGATAATGTACTAATACCTAAAGTAGCCATTTGCATCTGTAATTCTTTTATCTCGGCTGCTTGAGCATCAAAGGCACTGGAAGCTGGTTCTACATAATAAATTTTATTACCTGGTTGCGTGGCCATCGCATAATTAACAGATATAGCAAGGTCTTTAGTCTGATCGTCATATCCTTCCATTACAAGCATTGGTTGAGATGCAACGTGCAAACTATGTATTAAATCAGCCTGTCTTTGAAAATGTGCAAGATTTAAGTATGCAATGTCCAATAGAGGTGGTTTACTTACTAAATTTTCAGTTTTACCAGAATAAATAGTAACTAAAGGTATTTCACCAAGAGAAAAAGTACCTGATTCCGCTAATTTGTATTCCTGATCTGTAGTGCTAGTGCTAAATTCACCCATATAAGAATTGTCGTCAACATCATACATTGCATCAATTTCGTCTTTTTTACGAAATACTCTGTAACTTCCAGGTTCTATAACTCTTACTTGATCGTAAACTTTTTCACCAAAATCTCCATCAGGCAATACAGCTTTTTCTGCAATTCGAGCTTGTATAAGATTTCCATAATTTGACTCTCTATCTAATCTCCAACCTAAAAGATTTGTAGGATCTACTTCTATCCAATAAGGTCTACGATTTTGTGATCTTTCTTCTGCTAAACTTACTGCTCCTCCAGGGGCAGGGTAATCTACAAGAATATGGCTTTGACCATAAGTAAGAGAACACATCAATATTCTTCTTGCGTATTCATCTAAGTCTGAACCACAACCATCGACATCTGCCTTGAAAGTATCTGTCCAATATGGATCGCCTGTTAGTGTTATCGGTTTACGAAGAATTAAACCTGTAGCTGCTCTTATTAATCTCTGCGTAAAAGGACTAAATACAGCACGATTTACTCTTGCCATGTATGCTGTGTAATCTTCTCTTGGCTCTAAGGGTAAAAATGCTTCACTATTTTCTCTTAAATATTCTGTTCCTTCAGTAACAGCTTTCATTATCTCCCAACCCTTCATCATGTCGAGGACAGCCCTCGTGCGAGTAAAAGGACTGTCTATATCTCCAATATTTGTAGAGGTCTGTACTTTTGTTCTGTAATCACCAGGAATTGAATAAGTCATCTAACACCTCCATCGTTTTAATGCTAACGCTTTTCTTGTAGGTCGGCCTTTACTATCTTTCATTGGACCTTTAACTCCTTTCATACGAGCACAAAAACTTTTTCTCCTAGCTGCTCTTTTACCAGTAGGATTTTTTTCTGTAACAGGTGCTTTTAAATTACTACCAGTAGCACGATTATATTTAGCACGACCTTTTGCAGTAAGACCCCCCTTCTTAGACTTTTCGCCTCGGCCTACAGATAAACTTACACCTTTACGTTTTGCCATTATCTACCTACCTTTGCTTGTGCCTTTTTATGGGCTTGAGTAAAACTATCTCCTGCTCTCATTCGCCTTTTCATAAACTCCATGTGCTTTGCACTGTGGTGTTCAGAGTGTTTGCTCAATAGAGTTTTTTGGCGAGGAGTTAGCTTCACTTCTTTTTCTTCTTTTTCTTAGAACGTAGTTTTTTAAAGTCAGCACCCGTAATTTTATCTCTAGGGGGAGCAACCCTAGCTAATTTACGTTGTTTAGCTGAGTAAGAACCTTTTGGCATTATGCAGCGTTGGTGATAGCACCAGAAGTCTGGAAACTTACACTAACTGTTTCTAAATCACCTGTTGCAGCAGTTAAAGTTGTTCCCGTAACAATTCCAGAAAAACTTACTTTTTTAGCACCAGAGGTATCTAAAAATAGTTCAAATTGAGCGTCTGCTGCATCTTCGGTAGTTAAAACATCAGCTAACAAGTTTGCAGTTTCGTTTCCACTGGCTGCTGTGTATAAAAAGTCAATAGAACCTGATCCAGAAATCAACCCACCAACGAAAGCTCTTGATGTTGCTCCGTGAGCAGTTACATCTAGTGTTTCTTTTGCTATATCTAAAGACCAAGCTGTAGTCGATACGACTGCTTCAGTAGTTCCAGATCCGTTTTTAAATTTTACGGAGCCTTCCTCGCCACGAAAAAATGCCATTATTCTAAGAAAAAAGAGTATTTATAAATAGTTTAACTTGTAGTTGACTTTTTTACAGTACCTTTTTTCATATTTGCTAGATATTGTTCACATCTAGGATCCCAAAGTGCAGGATTTCGCTTTCCTTTAACTTTTTCGATGATGTCAAGCATTTCATCGGTAATTTCAGTCATTTTTTGCTCCTTTTGGTGGATTTTTTACGTCTATGTTGATATGTTATCTTCTTACTACCTGTTTTGGCACGTTTAAACCTTGCTTTTTCACTACTTGACATTTCTCCAGTAGTCTTAGGTGTCTTACTTGAGACACGTTTACTTGGTCTACAAGCTGGATAGCCTCGTTTTTCGCCTTTTTGACGACCACAAGGCTTTCCCGTTTTAACATCTACCCATTTTTCTTTAAACCAACGGGTAAGACCGCCACTACTTCTTGCCACGTTTTTTAGTTCCCGTGCGATAAGTACCACCACGCTTCTTATACTCTCGTACAAGCCAAGCGTTAGCGTAAGCCGAAGGATAAACAGCAAATTTGCGTTTAGCTTCTGCTTTTACCCTAGAGTATAATGCTTTATTTACAGGAACATTCGCCACGTTTTTTACCTCCCTTCTTTTTCTTCTTCTTTTTCTTCATTCCAGTGTGATAAGGCATGATAAGAATTAGGTTTCTTAGTATATTCTAAACGAAGTTTGGCCTAATGTCTCTGGCTTGGCAAGGTTAAATTGTTGGAGACATAGGTAGCCGAAAGCGTCAAATGCGTGGTCAACCCCAAGGTTTTTGTTCGGCATCCCTGTGTTTGGAGCGTAAGTCAGGGTGCGGAGGGATTTTATAAGTTCTTTGCAGCGTGGGTGGATTAAAGTTCTGCGTTCTCCCATTGCGTCATATAGTGCAGTATTGACTGCGGTTACTTTGTCACGGACTTTCCATGGTGATCTGGGAGATGACACAGTAAATCCGCTTCTGCGTAGGATAGTGTGGTCCGTTGACCCCACTCCTGATGTTTTTCGGGCTGAACCAGTTGGATCGGGGCAAGCAATAATTCTTCTTTCTACTCCGTAACGATTTGTAACTTCTTCTGCAAAATCCCAGGTAGTTGCACCACCTGTCAAAATTATTTCGTCAAAAACGTAAAGAATGTCTCGGTAACGGACTGCACATATACCGCAAAGTGGATCTACGTTAAAATCGACTCCTAGTAAGAGTGGGGCGATGGATATGTCCTCCGCTTCGCTAGAAATGTTGGAATCTGAAAAGGAGACTGCAACGAGACCCGTGAGATTCTCGAAACTTGCCTCGAACTCCTGCTTAAAAGTTCTGCTGTCTAGCTGGGCTCTAGCTGCTTCGACTTCTTCTGCTGGTACGTTACCTCCGTCTATTGTTGTGAAGCTCCAGCGTTTCCAATCACCTGTTTCATCATCTGGAACGTAACACCATAAATCGTAGAACCAGGATGCTGTGCCATCTGGTGTGGAAATAAAGAGTGCCCATCCCTGCTTATCTGCGAGGGCTGGCCTGATTACCTGGAACCAGACATCGGAATCCATGAAGGCTGCTTCGTCAAGTACTACTCCAGCTAGGCTTCGGCCACGCAGGGTTGTTGCGTTTTCTGTGCCTTTGAGTTCGATTAGCGATCCATTGATTAGTTCTATTTTGAGGTCGGTTTCGTTTTTAGACTGAATCCACTCTGGTGGGATGAGTTTCTTTATTTCTTTCCATGCGATGTCTTTTGCCATGCGATAGGTGGGGGCACAGTAAAAATATGTTTCGCCTGGGCGGTCTATTGCTGCTTTTAGTAATTCGATACAGGATAGATATGATTTTCCAAATCTTCTGCCAGCTACCAGTACCCTAAATCGTTGTTTTGCGTTGAACACCTCCCCCTGTGCCCATCTAAGTGATAGATTTTCGGCTGTTTTTGTACTCATGTAGTAAAGAATAGCTTAAATATTGACGGATTTCTGTGTTTTTATCGACTAAACACTATATTTAGGGTTATTATTCAAGTATTAACAACAAATTTAGTCCGTGGCTGATTCTGTTCTTCGTAATTCAAATGGTCAATTTACA